AGAATCTTTATTACTTATAAATAGGACATAAAAAAAGAGGCCCGAAGGCCTCTCTTAATATTACTCTAAGGGGTTATCCTAGATCTGATCTAAGTCAGAGATAAAGATTTTTCCGTAGAATTCAGGTCTGATCATCTTCTTAGCGTAACGAGTCATTAAACCTTTTCTTGGAGTGAAGGTTTCTGGATCGTATACTAGAGGAGTCATCATTAATGGTACATAAGGAGCATATACAGCACCTGCTTCCAAGAACTGAGAACCTCTATATCCCATAAGGATTGTGTTTTCAGTCATGTAAGGGTTTTTGTATACTTGGAATCTTGAAGCTAAGCTTCCGATTCTTTGTACTCCCATTGCAAACTTATCTTGGTTTCCGTCAGTTTGTGCAGCATATCCAGGAATTGATTCTAGGATTGTAGCAACTGAAGGAGAACATACTAGGAAGTTAGCACCACCTCTTAATGTTTTCTGGTGAATCTTGTTAGATACTTTTTGGATTTTAGTTCCTAAAGTTTGGAACCATTGTCCTTGAGTATTGTAGAAATCAGAAGTAGCAGCAGTCCATGCACCACCTTGGAAGTTCTTGTTGTTTTCAACAGACCATCTTTCAGTAGTTACAGCACCTTTAATCAACATATCTAAAATCTCTAAATCGATTTCCATAGAAATGTATTCACTTAATAGTGAAGTCAATTCTGCTTCTGCATCGATTGAGTGATATGCGTTAAGGTCTTGTGCAAATTCTGGTGTCCATTGCGCCTTTAGCTTTCTTGTCTTAGCAACAATTGCCTCAGATTGCAATTTAACATCGATCTCTGGAATACTAATTGAAGTATCAACAGCTACAGTTGAATCAGCCTCAAAGTCACCTCTTGTGTTATCAGTTGGTTGTTTGTGGTAGATTACTTGTACGTTGTCAGAGTTGTTTACACCTCCTGCAGCAGATTGTACTAATACTAGGTTAGACCCAGAAATTTTAGTAAATTGCTTGTGGATTACAGCTGAACCAGATTCTGCACTTAATTCAAATGCTCTAATTCCTTCTGCGTCGTAAGCTGGGATAGAAGAAAGAGGTATTAATACCGCTTCGTAATCTGCTAATGTTAATCCAGCGTCAAAGCCTACATCTTTCAATAAGGCAGCTTGTACTGTTGCAGCAGCTTCAGTTCCAGTTACTTGGTTGATAGTGTATCCGAATTGTCCAGCGCCATAAAGACCTCCAGAAACGTCTACATCTTCTCCCATTTTGTTAGCTCCATCAGTTACGTTACCGTACATGTTTTCGCCATCTGCTCTTCCGTTTACTCCAGTACCGTACTTAAAGTCTAAGTAGAATACTAGCCCAGAAGGCAAGTTCATTGGTTGTACACTTACGAAGTCTTGCGCTACGATTTGAGCGAATACTTTTCTCACAAGTGGTAAAGCAACACCAGCCCAGTTTTCTCCTTGGCCTGCAGTAAAGCCTGAGCCTCCTGCTTGAGTTGCGTTTGCTTCTGCTACGATTTGTTTAGCTTGGTTCTCAAGAATAACAGCCATGTTACCAGCGTGCTTTTCATCAGAGATACCTTCTAACAATCCAGAAGCGCTCCATTTCTCAGCTAAACGAGCAGCATCTGCTTGTACGCTTTTGAAAGTGTTAGAGCTTTCTAATAATTGATTTAATTCCATGATTAATTTTTTAGGATTTTAATTTTATTTATTTTATAATACCAGCTAACTTCTGCATTCTAAGAACAGATTCAGATACGTTTCCAATTACTCCTGGTTTACTTGCTGTAATTCCAGTAGCTTTAGATGCAGATCCTTTATGCTCTTTAATGCTAGTTGTTTCTTTTTTAGTAACAACATTTTCGCTAACTGTTTCAAAAACTAATTTTACTTCTTTAACTGTTTCAGCTTTATCGAAAGCAGCAATAATGTTTACTTTCTGTGATTCTGATAAGTTGTTTGCTTTGAAGATTTTGTTAACATAAAGTAACTTAGAGTTTAGTAAATTAACTTCGTTTAATTCACTTCTTAAAGTTTCAATAGTTGATAAAGCTTCAGTTAAGTCTTCTTTGATGGTATCGTTAACGTTAGATTCTTTAGAATCAGATTCTGCATCGATTTCATTTTTAGTAGGTCCGTCTTTAACTTCGTCTACTTCTTTGTCATCTTTTGCTTCATCCATTTCTTTGTCATCTTTCTTACCTTCTTCCATATCGTCTTCGCTTTCGCCTTCTGATACAGCTTCTAGTTCTCTAATTAACTCATCTAAGTCAATCTCTTCTTCGCCTTCTTCTCCAGCTAAAGGATCTCCCTCGCCTGGTTCTTCAATTGCTCCAGCGTCCATATCGTCAGCTCCCATTTCAGGTTCCATCTCAGCTTCACCAGCGCCCATTTCTTGGCTAATGATGTCTCTAATAAGGTCTTTGAAATCTTCTACTGATAGATCTTTTAGATCTTCGTCTTCTGCTGGCTCTTCTAATTCGTCTTCAGCTTCCTCAGGAGCTTCTTCTCCTTCACCGTCTGCTTCTAATTCGTCTTCTTCGTCTTCTGCTTCTTCTACAGCTGTAAATTCTTCCTCCACTGCTTCGTCTTTGTCGTCTTTAGCAGGAGCTTCATTAACATCTTCATCGTCTGATTCTGTTACTGCTACTTCGTCGACGTCTTTGTCTTCCATCTCTTGAAGTTTTGCAGCTAACATATCTTTTAAATGAGGAGTCAATGACTCTTCTAAAGCTTCCTTGGCGTTTGCAATAGCGGCTTCTCTTACAGACTTAGCTTCAGCAATAGCTTGCTTGAATAAATCTTTGTTTGCCATTTTTTAAAAATAATGTGTGGTTTCTACGATTATTATAAATCGTAATAGAAAATATAAGTTTGTGTTGATGCCATATAAGAGATGGCATATTCGTATATAAATATATACTTATTCCGGAAAACTTAGTAAATAGGGAAACTTTTATATTGATGATGCAGCGGATCCGACTGCTCCTGCAATCTCACCTCCAATTACTGCTATATCTCTACCTTTAAGTGCTGCTTTTACAGCAGATACAGAAGCGGAAGCAAGTCCTCCACCTTTAAGAGCATTCATAGCACCGATACCAGCTTTAACTCCTAGACCGGCTAATATGGCTATAAATAAACCTTTAGCAACTAATTGTCTTTTCTTCTCATCTCTAATGAAAGGCTTAATAAACCCTGAAAGAGCATTTACTATGTTAACTTCGTTGTTGTGGGCCCATTTATGAACTGCATCAGCTTTATCAGCTGCTTTATCTAAATTCATCTTTCTAAGAGCCGTCGCAGCATACTTACCTAAAACGTCTAATACTGTGTTAGTTGCTAATGCCCAAGATAATACACCTACTGTTGTAATTACTTCGTTAACATCCTGTTCTCCTTCTTTACCGAATTCAGCTTCCATTGCTTTTGCAAGATCGGCTGCCATTTGGGATTCTGCACTTTCTAGTATAAGATCTGCTATCTTCATTATGCTCTTAATATGTCGTTTATAATAAGGTCTAAATTAGCATATTTAGATACCTTTATTTTACCTTCAGATAAAGATACTGGATTCATAAATGCTCCATGTGTAGATGGATTAGATACAAAATCCCAACATACTAATTCAAAATCGTCTTGTACTTCTAAAGTACCTTCGTTTGTTTGTTGTACTGAACCTGTACCTCTAGATGAAATACCGATTGTATGACCTGCTCTAGCAATTTCTTTTACGATATTACCAGAAGGTGTATTAAGTAGTTCTACACGTCCCATAAGGTCGTCTCCTTTCCACCATAACTCTTTTACTATATGAGAGGCGTTCTTAAGAGAGACAACAGGAGACTCAGGGTGATCAAGTTCTCCGTAAGCATTTCCTTGCTTAACAAACTCTTTGATATATCTTTCTGATTCTCTTAGTAAAATGTCTTTACTATATGTACGTCCATTTTGATTCTTTGCAACTGCTCTTTGCATTACTCCTTCTACCTCATATACTCCCGGCTTAGTTTTTGATTCCTTAAGTACCGGTCTGAATGGTGTTACGTCTACTAATAGTTGTGCCATATTATTTTTTCTTTTTGTTCTTCCCGTAAGAAGACTCTCTTAATGGAGCGAAAACATTACTTTTTGGTGCAGGTGCTGTTTCGAATTCATCTAAACCTTGCGCCCTTTTAGCTGCATCAATTTCTGCACTAGAAATAGTTCTAACTTTAGGAGTATCTAGTCCTTTTAAGAAACCTGTCTTAGTTACAGGTCTAAGGTCTTTACTAAATGCTGTTTCAATAGCTGGTGCTAAGAAGCCTCCTACTTTTAAACCTTCTTCGTTTCTTATCTCACCTAAAGTATCGTATACTTTTTGTATTTTCTCTCTAGTCTTATCGTAATAAGCTTCAATGTCTGTTACTATATTTTGTAAGTCTAGTATTGCTCCTTTCATACCTTCAAAGCCTGCATAATCTTCTGCAAACTTAGCTAGTTGGTTAGTAGCTGCTTCATTAATAGCTTTATCTTCTTTTAAGACCTTACTAATGATAGCTCTAACATTTTCTTTCATGGCTTTTTTAATAGCCTTGTCTTTAGCAGCTTTATAATCATCTCCGTCTACGTCTCCATCTCCGTCATGATCTTTTCCTTTCTTTTCGTCAATCTTTGGTACACCTACATCATGTCTGTCTAACTCATCTTCGTCATCCCAAGGACCTCTCATAATATCAACACCAATGTTGTAATGATCTCCTATAGCGTACATTACCTCTTCGGCTTCTTCTCTTCCTGTAGTGTCGTTATTTTCAGCTCTATCTTCTATAAGAGCAACAAATTCTTGTAAACCACCTACTCTTTCACTTACTACTTCGCCGCCTCTAGGTACATAATTCTCATCTCTTTCTCTCATTGGAAAAGCTCCTTCGAATATACCTGCTAGAGTTTCTTTTATCTCTTTTCTATATTTTTTTAATGCATCTGTTGCTTCTGCTCTATCTCCTGCTTTTATAGCATCTATTACATCACCTAAGTGAGTGTTTTCTCTATGATAGTTTACATCTTCGAATGAATCGTAGATAGCTTGCATAGTTTCAACTGGAGTATTAACTCTTACTTTAAGTCCTGCTTTAAGCATACCTTCATAATCGAAGTCAGTAGAGAACATATCACCAGGCTTATATTCATGAGGACGTTCGTCCATGCTTCCTGGAGTATAATTCTTTATAGCATCCATTTGAGCTGCATCCATTTCTTCTACATCATGTTCTTTGCCCATTGCCGCTTTAATTGCAGCATCTTTCTTGTCTAAGTACTCTTCTTCATCTTCTTCTATGTAATCAGATGGACTTTCATAGTTAACTGATACAAACTCATCAAATTCGTCTACTATCTCTTCTGGACTTGCTCCTCTAATGTCGTTAAAGTGAGTCTTAATAAAGTCTTTTATTACTTCGTTGTCTGCTTGTCTTTCTTTTTTCAATAAAGCAATTAAGTCAACTGTCTGCTCTCTTAATGCAGAAGGTTCAGCATTCTCTTTAAGAGTAGCTTTCTTCATAGCATTAAAAGTATCTGCGTCTTTAGCTCCTCTTTTAGTTTCTTTCATTTTATCATGCTTATCTACTCCTGCTGATTCTCCAGCCATAAGGTTGTAGTAGAATGCTTGATCTTTTTGTAAGTTAAGGATAGTTTGCTGTCTAGCTTTGATGTATTGTTCTTTTGTGACAACTCCAGAAGAATCAATACCAGCTTTATTCAATTCATAGTTAACTCCTCTATCAATACTAGTTAATGAGAAATTATCTTCAGGTGATTTGATATGTCTGATATCTTTTAATTTATTTTCTGATATCATTCCTCTATTCTTTAGAATCTGTACTGAATCTTCAAATCCATTAGATACTGTTAAATAGTTAGGGAACGCTTGCTTCATTTGACGAAGGAACTCCCCTTTAGCCATTGAGCCTTCTAGTACGGAGTTATATTTTTCAGTTGCTGTCATGTTTATACTTCTTTGTATCCTTGTTTCTTTAATGTCTTTTTTGCTCTTTTTGCATTCCCAAAAGCGAAAGGAGTAGCATAATTCATTCCTTGTCCAGGAGTAAATGTAGCTGAACCGCCAGTAACGTTTGCTTCGTCTAACTCTTGCATTACTTCTCTAACTAGTGATACTACTTCTGATCTCTTCATTATAGAGTCTTAAGTTCATTTACTAGGTCGTAATACTGCATTAAGTTAACTAAGTGACTATCACTTATCGCATCAGTCTTCTTTAACGGAACAATTGCTTTAGAAACTTCTTCTAATTTAATCTTAACTACCTTATCTTTTACCTTACTAGCAAATTTTCCTACTTGAATTGATATCTTACCAAGTTCTTCATTAACAATGTTGCGTAAACGTGCTTTTGAGTTAACTGAGGTAATAAATTCTTTGAGTATAAATTTTTGTTCTGGAAGTAAGTCCTTGTAGTTATCGTTAAACTTCTCTAATAATATTTTAAAAGTCAACAACCTCAAGTCCTTATCGTACTTCGAATACTCTTCTATTAAGGTATCCTTTACGCTGTCCTCGTTTTGCTTTGTTGCAGTTAAGTGCTCTAGGATTGTTAACTTATTATCTACTAAATATTGTGGATCTACCATTTCAGCATTATTCTGTGCTTCAAGTAGACAATATAGTGCAGCAAGAGCTTTATAGTCTCTTACCGATATGCTAAAAAACTCCTCTAGATTATAATGTTTCTTAATCTCAGAGATAAGTTTATATTTTTGTGATTTAAGTAGCTTTTGATCTAGTTTTCTAGATACTTCAGTTACTGTAGAAAGAATAGCTTCTGCCTTTCTTTGTGCTACGCCATTTGCTTTGATTACAAGACTATACATCTTATACTCTTTAGCTAATGTAGATTTATTCGCGAAATACTCTCGTATAATGCTTACAGCCGGTGAATTCCTATTACTAAGAGTATCAGCGGCAATCTGCTTGACTAATAATTCGAATATTAGCCCAGTATTTTTATACTTGGAATGCTTTATTTTCATTATACACGTTTACTATTATAAATATGCACTACTTACCTAAATCTTTAATGTTCTCTTCACTTAGTAGACTAGAAGTGTCTTTATTACTGTCTTTCTTAAAGACAATCTGTTTTAAGTCACTAAGTTGACGATTTAATATTGATTTGGCTTTCGTTTCATTTACGTTATCTGCATCGCTGGGGAATCCACCCTTCATACCATGCTGTCCTAGAGGATCTCTTCCTCCTAAGGCATCGTTTGTTCCATATACTGATGCTTTTTCTGTTGGTCTACCACCTTCTGGTCCAGGCTCTCCCCATTCAGGAGTTTCATCGTAGCCTTTTGGTACATCTCCAGGACTTCCACCTTTAGGAGTAGAAGTAGATCTTCTACCGTACATAGATGCTAAGTCATGTGGTGTACCGTAAGTCATACCAGAGCTAGCTGGATCGTTACCTTCACCTTCGATTTGTGCTCTTCTAAATTTACGTTTCTCATCTTCAATCATTAAGTCTCTCATTTCCATATAAGAATCTTCTGATAGATCGAATATGTTTTCATAGATGTAATCTGATGAGAATAGTTTAGAGTCTTGCATTTGAGCAGCTAAATCTACTTTCTCTTTAAGTAGTGCTACTTTTTCTTGTTCAAAGATAATTGACGGTGTAGTTAGTTTAATTTCAAAATTAGTTAAACTCTCTCCTTGAAAACCTTGTGTGTATAAATGTACTAATGCAATTTTAGTTAATTCAGACTCCATTATCTTTTGGATTCTTTCTACTGTTCTTGCAAATCGTATATCTTCTGCTGCTAAAGTAGCTTTACCACTTAAGTCACCTTCGTAACCAAAGTAAGCTTTAGGTATCTTTAATGCAGCAAATAACTTAGCCTGTAAGTATTGAACGTCTCCTGTTCCATCATACTCTAAGCCTTTAGTTGTCTCTATTCTTGTTGAAGTATCTCCTCCTCTGACTGGTAGATAAAAATCTTCCATCATATTCTGCATGTTAAACTTCAAGTTATATTGTCCTGTATTAGGATCAACATAAGGAGTCTTCTTCATACTGTTAATAGTAGTTTGCATAAACTGCTCTACTTCATTAGGAGGTATTGAACCTACATTAATATAGAACATTCTCTTCTCAGGTGCTCTCATTATACGATGAATTAACATCGCATCTTCCATTAAGGTAGTTTGTTTAAATATCTTTCTTGCTGGCTCTAAATAAGATCTACCGTAAGGTAAGTAGTGTACATCAGAAATTAATCTGAAGTGAGCCATTTCGTAATTATCTATTTTTATTCTACTTGACTGCTTACTATTAGGTAAGTAGTTAGTATCTGTAGATGCTGCAATTCCGTCAGGATCTAATTCGAATTCTACTTTATTAGGATTCTCTTCATCATGACCTTCTAAACGAGCAATATGATAAACAGTGTAAGGTAGTACGTTATATACTCCAAACTTCTCTGCTATCTCTAACTTCAAGAAAAAGTCTCCGTACTTACACATCTGTCTAGTCCAGGACCATAAGTTAAATTCTATATTTAATACGTCATAGAATAAGTTATATAGAACTCTTTGAATATTTTCATCTGAAGATTTAATTGCTAAAACTTCGTTTTGATCATTCTTTACTGATGCTTCATCTGCTATAACGTCAAGTGCTGATGCTATGATAGGATCAGTGTCCATTGCTTCATAGTCAGAGTATAACTGAATCCTAAGTGTTTGGTAGTTTAAGTTAGGATTAAAGATGTTAGCTTTGTTATACGTATACAGACGAGTAAACCTATCCATTAATGAATTAGTCTTAACTTTACCTGTAGTTTGTATTGATTGTGTGTCCGCTACCTTTAACTGTGTTCCACCGACGTTTCTTATAACTACGTCGTTAGAGAATAGTCTCTGGAGTCTTCCGAACAATGATGTATCTGCCATCTAAAATATATTTTTATATAAATAGTCTATTTTAATATCCAACTGATATCTTCTGTTGTACGACCATTATCTACAATATAAGGATTATTTTGTTGGGATCCAACTGATTTAATGACTGCTTTGTTTTTAGCATTAAGATTAGTAAAAGAAGAGAGTTGAGCTCTTGCTAAGTCTATTCCTTGTTGTCTTAATCTAAGTGCAGTATCCCTTACATATAGTGCCGTAGCGCATGAAATAATAAGGTCATCATTATATCTATCCTGTGCTTGTGCTTTTCCGTTCTTCCATACAAATACTCTCATTTCAGACATAAGTCTCTTAGATTGTATAGTTGCTGAATGATCCCTAATATACTCTATCATCTTAGCTATCACTAATGGTCTAGTTCTAGCCGACATTGTAAAGCCTGGTACTAATTTATCTCTTTCAAACTTATGCATATAAGTCTCTACTGTCTCCATATTATTAGTAGCACTATAGAACAAGTTACGATATTCACGTGCTATAATCTGTTCTATGGTAGACCAACCAATATTAGCGTTTTCTACTACTAGAAGTGCTTCATTATATTCTGAGGCTATACCTACTAGCATATTACCAAAATCTCTTGGAGCTATCTTACCTTTGTACTCTCCTACTTGAGTGGCTGTTTCTATGTCAAATATGTGAAATGCAGAATAATCTCTTCCATCTCCTCGAGCAACATCTGCTACAACCATATATGATTTAGTGTAGTCTACTCCTTCCCATACCCAGAAGTTACCGTCTACTCCTCTTCTTTCTAGAGGATCCTTTTGATAGGTTTGTTCATAAAATGACATATCATCCGGTTCAAATACTGTATCCCCAGAAGCTAAGAAGTCACAATCACATTCCTGTCCTGCCATCTTAGGTCCAAGGTCAGCATTCTGTTGCTCTCTCCATGCTTCATTTCTTTCAGGATGTACTGTCCATGGTAATCTTATAGGTAAAAAACTATTTTCACCGCTTTCTGCTTTTTCCCACGTTTGATGGAACCAGTTACCAATACCGTTAGGAGTTGATAAAGCCATACACTGTCCACCAGTAGCTAGTGTTTGTTGAGCAGCTGCAAACGTTTCGTCAATGTTATCAATAAAGGCGGCCTCATCAATAAGTAAGAGCGATACCGCTTCGGATCTTGCTGCATCAGCATTAGATGATTTCGCTGTAATTTTAGATCCATTCTTAAGTCTTAGTGATAATTTGTTTTTCTCTAATGCAGGTAGCTTTAACCATTTAGGTAGCTGATCATACATAAACATTGTCTTTGTAACTAAGTTACGGGCAGTTGCTTGTGTAGTTGCTAATGCTAGTACGTTCTTATCTTTATGAAATAACATCAGCCATAAACTATAAGCAGCAGCTAAAGTAGAAATACCAAGCTGTCTAGACTTAAGAGTAATAAGGTACTGATGATCTTTAAATAAGTGTAGTACTTTACCTTGAAATGGATATAAGTTAAATAAGATACGGCCACGAGTAGGATGCTGTATATAGCAATACTTCTTCATGAAATAGGCCGGATCTTTAGCACACTTAATATACTCTTGTGCTATTATCTTTTTAATATCTTGTGCCATAACTAACTTACTTTAATGTAAACAGATGAAATAGAACTTTTTGATCCTGCATAATTAACTATGTCTGTTAATGCATTGGACACTGATGCTTTATCTCCTGTTTCAATAATCTTTATAAACGAAAGAGCTTGATATTTTGATGATATCCAGTCTGTACTCTTTTCTTTTAGTTCTTCAGAGGATATATTAAACCCTCCGTATTTTTTTGCAATATCAATAAAGTTGTTTACAAACTCATCTGATAAATTAATCGAATCTGCTAATGCATTTTTCTGAGTAGGTAGTGGATCTAGTCCTGCTTTCTGAATTAATAAGCTTATTACTCCTCCTCCGATCTTTCCTTGGTTAGCAGTCTTACCTTTTATCTCTCCTTGGAAGCTTGTACCGTCTGTAGTAAATGTTCTTAGCTGCATTTTTACGCCAGAGTCAAAACTTATGTAAGCATCCTTAGATGTAGGAGAAACTATAGAAGAAGCGTATCCATCTTTCTCAGCAGATGCTTCTTTATTTAGTACACTCATTTTACTATCTGGTCCTAACTTCTTTAACGACACACCTATAAGTTTCTTTTCGCTAAATAGCTCCAATAGGTGGTTATTTAATTCAGCTATGTCTCCATTTCGTAAAGTAACGTTTTTAATTGAAGGAGATACAATCCATATATCTGCAGGATTCCATTTATCGTCTGATATTCTCCATCCGTTATCTTTTCTTACTTTTTTCCAAGCTGTGTATATAGACTCTACAAATGATGAGCCTCTATGGTATTCAAAACCAGTTCCTGCAAAAGAGTTAAGTTTCTTAGCAGTATTGATAAACGTTAAAGCCCATCCTGGTGAATTAATAATAAATTGAATTATATCAGCAACTGGAGTATTAGAGTCAATATCACTTACTACAGAATTAAGTTTTTCTTCTGTTAAATCTGCTACTGAGATTTCACTACCTATCTTCTGTGCTAAAGCATTAACTAAGCATTGAGCTGTTTCTTGAATAGCTGTCTGTGCAGCACCTCCTCCAGAACCTTTACCTCCTCCAAAATCATCAGATTTTTTAAGTTTAGAAGTAGTTATTTTATTTCCTTCTTTATCTTCTAAGGTAACTGGCCCTTTGCCTATATCCCAAGCTTCTAATTCTGCTACTTTAGATCCTGCTGGATCGTTAACTAAAAAGGTTCCGCCTTTATCTAATTCTAAAGGTTCTTTATTTTTAATTTTGTAGATTAGTATATCTATCCTTTCTTCTTTTGTTTTAGAGTTTTGCTTACTTAACTCTTTAGGAGTAAGGGGTGTTTCATTTAGATTAAAACCAAACATAGATTCAAATAGAGCCATATCCTTTTCATTATTAATGTCAGGATATCCTTTTTTGGTCTTATAGGACCATTCTAGTATAACTCTATCTATAAGATTCATATTATGCTTCTGGTTCTTCTCCGTCTTCGAAGTCTATTGTTTCACCTCCTAAGTCAGCTCCGCCGCCTTCTTCTCCTCCGGCATCATCTCCTGCTAGTGAATCAACGTCTGCGCCGCCTTCTTCACCGCCTTCAGCTCCACCTTCTCCACCCGGGAAGTCACCGCCTCCACCTCCTCCGCCTCCGGAATCAGTATCAGCGGGCTCTCCTTCTCCAGCCCCGCTCATAGGACCTTCTTTGTAAAGTCTAGCCAACTTATCTAAAGCTTGTTGGTATTCATCTATCTTTTCAATATAATAGCGTTTACCTAATATTTGTGCTTCAAACCCAGTTCCTGTCCATTTAAGGATATAGGATTGTCCGTTTTTAATGTTCACCCTGAAAGACGATGGACGTGGAGAGATCCAGTCGATGCTTTCTACGAACTCCTTAAACTGTCCGGTTTGTAACTTAATAATAGCTTTTTTCAATGTTGGGAACTTTCCCAGGATTTCATCAGTAGCGTCTTCTAATACAGTCTCTTCTGGAGCTTCTGTATCTGGTTCTTCTTCTGGTGTTGGTTCTTCTTCGTTTAGAGAATCGATAAGAGATTCATTTAAAGTCCGAGATGTTTTATATTCTTCTAACTTAGTAGTCATTAGTTCACTCATTCTCTGAAGTTTAAGTAAACTATATTGTTCTGGTCTTTCTGTTCTAAGGTATCTTTGTATTTTTCTGAAGTTAGTTTTAATAAGTTCAAATAACTCTCTTGCTGCTTGATCTTGTCTAACATCGTCAGAGCCCATTAGTTTTTTAATGTCTTGTATGATACCTGCGTAATTCTTATAAAGTGCAGAGAAAGAGGGTAAAGTAAGTATTTTATGCCCTATGCTTCCTGTTGTAGTGTTCTTTTCTGTAGCTTTAAAGTATGTATCCATAGCTTGGTTGAAAAAATCATGCTCACCACCGTAATTAGGTTCACCGTATCTTTTAACAATACTTTTTCTCTGTGAATCAGAAATATCTTCCCACTGTACAGTACCACCTTTAGATTGGATAGCCTGTTGGGACATTTCATTAATGACGTCAGAGTAAGCCTCGAGTATGAGTTTTTCTAATTTATGCATATCTTACTTCTTTTTCTTTTTGTAGCCTTTATGCCAATGTTCATTCATAGTGATCACTTTTAAGTGCTCAGCAGGAACATCTTCTACTAACCTATTTCCTTTTTTAAAGAATACATCATAGTGAGTTACTACATGCTTATTACCTTCTTTAACTAAAGTATGTTGTTCGTCTAAACATATACCTGCTCCATATACTTCATGTACAACGTGTGCTGCACAGTCATGAGCAAATCCAGGTCCTGCTTCCTCTAATTCACTTTTATTAACTAAAGTTAATTTAAAAGAGTCATGTAAGCCAGTTTTCTTTTTACCTACTTTACCGTTAGTAACTCTAACATAAGCATCATGTTTTCCAACTTTTCCATCTACTCTTTGGTAAATATTACCGTGTTGATTTTTAACATAATCTCCAGGCATAATTTGACCTCCTTTAGCTTCATTTTTAGCTTCTTTTTTAAACTCATCTTTATGGTGAGTATAATATTTCTGAGCATCCATTGGAAGTTTATATATAGAAAGACCGTCTTTGAGAGCTCTTTTAATTTGCTTAATCATTCTCTCTTTAGAAGCTTCATTTACTTCGTTTATATCGGCATCTAATTCAAACTTCTTAAATTTATTTAAATCGTTTAAACTTTTCAATTCAACTCTTTTGCCGTCATTATCTAATCCGTAAATATTACCATCATACTTACCCATTCCATCAGAACGTTTACCTGCTAATTTCTGTTTTAATTCAGCTCCTGCTCTACGTTTAGATACTGATGTGACCATTCCTAGGTCTTTTCTAGTAGCTTCTTCCATATGTCTCTTACCTAAACCAGGTAAGTTTCTTAGATCTTGTACATACTGATCTGTTTTAACTAGAATAGTACCTAAATTTTTACCCTCATCATTTTCATCTACTTTCATTAAGGTAATTGCAGATACGCCAGGATTAAAGTCTGGATCTTTATCTTTAAAGTTACTATTGTAGTATTGTTTTTGATGCATTCTATATTTATCACCTTCATGCTCTAATACATGATATTGCATGTGAACAAACATTGGTGCATATCGACCCATTCTAGCTTTGATACCACTCTTATCATGTTTCTTTAAAGCTTCAAATGCATCGTTTTCACTAGCTACCCCTTTAGGTAATAGATCTGCAAATAATTGTTTACCGAACATATCAGGCGATCTTTTGTTGGCATCGTCGATTACTTCTGAGCCTTTAAATGAATTGTCTGTAAATTCTTTTAATGTTTCTTTTTTATCAGCTTCTTTTCTATCTTTAGTAGCCTTTGACATTGGCCATTTATAGTTAGTACCTTGATGTTTTCCTTTGTATTCCTCTTCATTTACTCCGTCAAAATCTCTTTGTTTCAAAGCTGCCATAATAGCATAAACAGCATCTTGCTCTTCATAGTCGTATCTCTTAGCCATTGCTTTGATGAATTGAGCTACTTTTTTAGATACTTCTGGGTTAAGACTTTCATTAGTAGATTCGTTATACTCATCGTCATCATCATCGCCGTAATAGAATCCTAAGTTTTCTTGTTCTTCTTTCGAGTACTCACTAGATAGCTTTTGTCTAAATTCAGAAACGCTTCCAATCCATTCCATTATTACCTCTACACATCCAGGATTATCTTCTATAAATTCGTCAAACCCTTGTCTATATCCTAATGCTCCAAATATTTCATCTAAATCTCTAGAAGCATATTCGTTTATGTTCTTTTCATCTAGATCTTGTCCCATATTAGTACCTGAGACAGCATTATCTAATTGCTTTTCTAATTTCTTTTTAGTAATAGTAAGAGTTTTAAGTTGATCAACAACTGATTTATCTCCTGCTTTATATTTCTTGGCAAGATCTTTCATCATAGTAATTACTAAATCGTATGCTTTTTGTATTTTTTTAGCTCCTCCTCTATGTCCTTTTGAAGGGTGTTGATGTGATTCATCGGTATAAGCATCATACTTATCTTGGTCGTCTTGTGCTGCGTTTAACATATCGTTTAAGTCGTGATCGTCTGTGAATTCTCCTCTAGGAAAAGTAACAGCATTAGGTAAATCATCTCCTCTTCCAACATGAAGTACATAATCTTGATCTTCTTTATAGTTATTTTTTAAGTGATCAACTACTTGTTGTATCATATCTAAATCGTATCCAAAGGTAACTAATGTACCGTTGTCTAATACTTCATCTTTTCTAGGATCATCTGCCCAACCAGCTTCGTAGTCAGCATCATTTCTAGCATCCTCTTCTTCATCTTCACTTACCTTACCTACTGCTGTATCGTAGTCCATAGGCTTAATTCTACCTGATGCTTTTTCAATAGCGTTGTCAATCTTATTTAACATATCACCATATCTATCAGCTACTGGTCCTCCTGTTGTTTCGATTTCTGGATCGTTCTCCATCTCTCTTTCTATCTCAGCTCTTTTATCTTTAAGCTGTTTGATTAAGAGTCTCTTCTTACCGTTTATTCTTTGATCTTTCCTATCTCTAGCGTGCATTTGATCTACTTTCTTAAGATCAGCATTTCTCTTTTTAGCGACTCTCATTCTCATTAAGACAGGGTCGTTAAGGTCTGTTGCTTCATCCATATCTGCTGAAGAATCTACTACAGTAATATCATTAGCTCGTAAATCCATTGCTGCATCATATACAAATGCTCCTCCATCTTCTTCTGGCTCTTGATAAAATTCTGAATCTGCTTCTGCATCTCCGTACATATCGTCAAAGCCATCTTCATGTCTGAATATAAAGTAGAATATTACATTACCAGCTCCATCGTTATCTACTACCTCCATTTTAACGTAAGTAGGGTCAATGTTTTGATCTAGTATAGCTTGTGCTTTTTTATAATCGGCGCTAGGAAC